TTCTTTATCAAAAATATACTAAATGAATATATACACAAATACAAATAGCGCTTTTCCAAGTCAGGTAGTACCAGACGCAGTTAAGGCTTCTGAGGAATATGGCTTACAAGTATCTCGTGCTATAGAGCAAGAGTGGTTTGACCAAGGCCGTACTACTCAGAACAGGTATTTATCTAATTGGAATAACTTTCACCAATTAAGGTTATATGCTAGAGGAGAGCAATCTGTACAAAAATATAAAGATGAATTAGCTACAAACGGAGATATTTCATATTTAAACTTAGACTGGAAGCCTGTACCTATTGTATCTAAATTTGTAGACATCGTAGTTAATGGTATGTCTCAAAAAGGTTATGATATAAAAGCATACGCACAAGATCCAGAGTCAATAAAAACAAAAACAAATTATGCGCAATCTATTTTACGAGATATGTATGCGCAAGATCTTATTGCTAAGGCAAACGCTTTAACCGGTGAAAACTTACAAAATTCACCATTAGGTAAAGATGAATTGCCAGAGACTAAGGAAGAGTTAGAATTACACATGCAGCTTAGCTACAAGCAGTCTATCGAGATCGCTGAAGAAGAAGCTATTAACAATACGTTGGCTCAAAACAAATGGGATGAGACAAGACGTAGACTAAACTACGATTTAACCGTATTAGGTATTGCTTGTGCTAAAACAAACTTTAATGTAAGTGAAGGTATTAAAGCAGAATATGTTGACCCTGCTTATTTAGTTTATTCTTATACAGAAGATCCTAACTTTGAAGATATATATTATGTTGGAGAAGTCAAGGCTGTTACAATACCAGAGTTGCAAATGCAATTCCCACATTTATCAGAAGAAGAACTATACAGAATCCAACAAATGCCAGGGAATAGACAATATATAACTGGATGGGGTAATTATGATGAGAATACAGTTCAAGTGTTATACTTTGAGTATAAAACTTATATGAACCAAGTTTTCAAAATAAAGTATGGTGAAAACGGAATGGAAAAAGTTATTGAAAAAACTGATGATTTTAATCCACCGCCAAGTGATAAATTTGACAAAGTATCTAGAACAATAGAAGTGTTATATACAGGAGCGAAAATCTTGGGTACGAATATGATGTTGGAATGGAAGCTGTCGGAAAACATGTCTAGGCCTTTTGCGAATATGACTAAGGTTGAAATGAATTATGTTATCACAGCGCCTAGAATGTACAAAGGAAGGATTGATTCTCTTGTAAACAAAATTACTGGGTTTGCTGATATGATTCAGTTGACACATTTAAAGCTACAACAAGTAATGTCAAAAATGGTACCAGATGGTGTATTTGTTGATGTTGATGGTTTAGCCGAAGTTGATTTAGGCAATGGTACTAATTATAATCCAGCGGAAGCATTGAATATGTATTTCCAAACCGGTAGTATAATTGGTAGATCATTATCGCAAGATGGCGGAATGAATCCTGGTAAAGTGCCAATTCAAGAGCTTACTAGTTCATCTGGACAAGCTAAAATCGCGTCGTTAATACAAACGTATCAATACTATTTACAGCTTATTAGAGATGTTACAGGGCTTAACGAAGCACGTGACGGAAGTATGGCTGATAAAGATACGCTTGTGGGGCTGCAAAAGATGGCTGCTAACGCATCAAATACCGCCACTAGACACATATTACAGTCTAGCCTTTATTTGACTCTTAGAATGTGTGAAAACATATCGCTTAGAATTGCTGATTGTCTTGATTATCCTTTATTAGCAAAAGTATTAGAAGAAAGTATTACTACTTATAATGTAGAAACATTAAAAGAAATCAAATACTTAAACCTATATGAGTTTGGCATATACTTAGAATTAGAACCTGATGATGAAGAAAAAGCATTATTAGAACAAAACATTCAAGTAGCTTTACAAACAGGTGGTATTGATTTAGACGATGCTATTGATATACGTCAAATTAAAAACTTAAAGCTAGCTAACCAAACACTTAAGTTTAGAAAGAAAAAGAAACAAGCCGCTGCGCAAGCCGCTCAAATGGCAAATATACAAGCGCAAGCTCAAGCAAACCAACAGACAGCAGAAAAAGCTGCGTTGTTCGAGGTTCAAAAGCAACAAGCTTTAACTCAAGAAACAGTTAACGTAGAGCAAGCTAAATCTCAATTTGAAATACAAAGAATGCAAACAGAAGCTGAAATAAAGAAACAGCTGATGGAATTACAATATCAATACGATATGCAATTAGCACAAATCAAAGCGCAAACAATAGATAAAAACTTGCAAGCTGCTGAAGATAGAAAAGATGCTAGAACAAAAATACAAGCCACACAACAATCTGAACTAATAGATCAACGTAAGAATAATTTATTACCTAAAGATTTTGAAACGCAAGACGCTGGATTTGGAGGCGACTTAAGCGGAATGTTTGGAATGTAATGTTACTATTAACCAATTTTATATTATTATATCATGTCAGAAACAATTAAACAAGAAGGCGAATTTAAAATGTCTAAGCCTAAAAAGCCTAGAAATTTATCTAAGCAACCAGAGATTACTAAAGTAGATTTAGTAGAACCTAGGGTTGAACAAGAAATACCAAAAGTAATTATACCTAACACAGAAGAAAATGCCATTCAAGAACAAAGCACAGAGAGCAGCGTGTTACGCACAGAACAGTCCGAATTGGGATTGCAAGAAGTGGAGCAAGGAAACGAAGGGACCATTGAAAATGTTATTGAAGAAATATCAAACGAAGAGGTAGATACTAAAAGTATTGAAAAAGAAGTAGCTCACCACGTACAAGAACAAATTAATACTGGAAAGCCATTGCCGGAAAACATCGAAAAGTTAGTTAACTTTATGGAGGAAACCGGCGGAACGATTGAAGACTATGCGCGATTAAACATAGATTACAATTCAGTTAACAGCGAATCTTTATTAAGAGAATATTATAAAAAGTCAAGGCCGCATTTAGATGCTGAAGAAATACAATTTCTTATGGAAGATGAATTTAGCTATGACGAGGAATTAGACGATGAGCGAGACATCAAAAAGAAAAAGCTCGCATTTAAAGAAGAGGTTGCGAAAGCAAAACACTTTTTGGAAGATCTTAAGAATAAATATTACGACGAAATCAAGTTGAGACCGGGCGTATCTAGAGAGCAACAAGAAGCATTTGATTTTTTTAACCGATATAAGAAGGACGAGGAGCAGAATGCTGCAAAGCACGCTAGGTTTAAACAGAATACTAAAAACTTATTTAACGGCGAATTCAAAGGTTTTGAATATAGTGTTGGTGAAAAAAGATTTAGGTATGGAATACAAAACCAAGAACAAATTGCAGAGAAACAATCGGACATTAGCAATTTCTTAGGGAAGTTCCTAGATAAAGAAGGTAATATTGCTGATACGTCTGGTTACCATAAAGCTCTTTACACCGCTATGAACGCTGATAAGATTGCACAACACTTTTACGAACAAGGAAAAGCGGATGCAGTTAAAGAAGTTGTTAGTAACTCTAAAAACCCAACATCAACACAACCAAGACAAGCTCCTGGTGATGTTTTTGTAAATGGTTTAAAAGTTAAAGCTATAAGCGGTTTTGATTCTTCTAAATTGAAAATCCAAACAAAAAAATTTTAAACATTAAACATTAAACATTATGGCAGCAATTAGCCCGGCTTACGGTTCAATTAAACCGAGTCAAAAATTACAAGCGTTAGAATCTAACTACTTAAACTTTACAGATGGTAGTGGAAATGATTTCGCACAGCAATATTTACCAGAAATCTACGAAGCTGAAGTAGAGCGTTATGGAAACAGAACGTTATCTGGATTCTTACGTATGGTAGGGGCAGAGATGCCAATGTCTTCTGACCAAGTTGTTTGGTCTGAACAAAACAGATTACACATTGCTTACAAAGATGTATCTTGTGCTTCTGCGACAACTTTAACTTTTACAGTTGGTGGGACAGGACAAAACTTTGTAGAAAATGTTATTTCAGTAGGACAAACTTTAGTAGTTATGAGCCCGTCAACAGGTAAAGAACTTAAAGTTTATGTTACAGCTTCT